AAGGGGTAAGCAGCGACGTGTGGGACAAGCTGCAAGAAGTTGACAGAGAGTTGGGCTTGGCCAGTTCGGCCCGGCCGACTCAGCCGGTCTACCAACCGCAAACCACCACGACCGCGTAGAAAAAATCGTCTCGAAAGGAAAAGACATGAAGACTATCCTCCTTCTTATTGTCGTTGGTGTTGTATATAGTGGCTATAAGAAAGTGTCTGACGGTGCATCGTGGGCCCAACTGGTTGCGGGCGCCCACGGTGTCTATCATGATCTCTTTGCGTCGACCAAGAAGTAATAATGAAAGGGTGTATGAATGAGTGATGTAGTTTTTCCTCCCACACCAACGGGTGCGGCACAGATTGTCCATCTCGCGTCCGGCGAGGATGTGGTTGGCGTTGTCACCTACGATGAAGCGCGGTCGGGCTATGTGGTTCGCGACCCTGTGACGCCACATGTCGAGGTCGATCCTAAAAAGGGCACTATGCGTCTGGGCTTGCTGCCCATTCGCCCCTACTATGGCTCGGAGAAGACGAAAGAAGTCTTCGTCTCGTCCTTGCATGCTTTGTATGTCACCGATCTTTCTGAACAAATGGAAGAGGCATATCGGCAGTATCATTCAAAGATCGTCCTTCCCAAGAAGCTCGACTCGCTCTCTTCGCTGTTGTCGTAAAGGGTGGGGCCTAGCCCCACCCCTCCTTCCTTTATTATTCCGCTTGAGTGTGCTATAATTACGTTATGACACATCCACGGTCCAAACCCGTTCTCCGCACGACCCTCACGCCGGACCTACAATACACGCATACCACTACTATCAGGCAGAACGTTCTGGTGCGAGCGCGGTCGTCTGACGGCCGCGCACACTTTATCAAGACTGCTTACCGTCCAACCTATTATCTCCCCACAAACGAATACACGGGCGAGACATCCATCGATGGCTGCCCATTGCTGCCATACGAACAGGACTCCATCCGAGACGGCCGCACCTTTCTCTCGGAACATCGTGAAGCGTACGGCAATATTCAATGTGAGTACATGTTGTTGTCTGACGTGTATGGGTCAAAAGACATCGTGCCGGAGATGGATCGGCTCTTGATATGGAATTTCGATATCGAAGTCGACTCTGAAACGAGTTTTGCGCCGCCCGACAACCCACACAATGCAATCACGGCCATCACCGTGATGTGGCGCCATCGAGGAGAGCGCGGCACTGTCACCTACGGATTACAGCCGTATGAGGCGGCTGAAGGTGTCGAGTATGTGCAGTGTGAAGACGAGAAAGCACTACTCAAACAATTTATTCAGAACTGGCGCGCCGACTATCCCGATATCGTCACGGGATGGAACGTGCAGTTGTATGACATTCCGTATCTGATTGGGCGCATCAAGCGGGTAGTCAATGCGCCGGCCGCGAGTTCACTGTCGCCTTATACGCATTTGTCTGAACGCAAGGTGATGTTCTACGGGCGCGAACAACTCGCCGTGGATATCCGTGGCGTGGCCACGCTTGACTATCTGGAACTCTATCGCAAGTTCACCTTCACGCAGCAGGAGAGTTATCGTCTTGACCACATCGCACACGTGGAACTCGGGCAACGCAAACTCTCCTACGCAGAGTATCGGTCGTTGTCCGCGCTCTACGTCGAGAACTATGCCGCGTTTATGGATTACAATGTGCAAGATGTCCAGCTAGTCGAATCGCTCGATGACAAGATGAAACTCATCGAACTGGTTTGTTCGTTGGCGTATAGTGCCAAGACGAATTATACGGACACCTTCCGGCAAGTGCGTCTTTGGGACACGATGATTTATCATCATCTCCGCGCACAGCATCAACAGATTCCTCCGAAGAAGTCCGAGGCTAAAGATGCGCAGTATGTCGGTGCGTATGTGAAACCTCCACAGGTCGGCCAGCACGAATGGGTCTGTTCATTCGATGTGGCGTCAATGTATCCACACATCATTCGACAGTGGAATCTCTCGCCGGAGACGTTAGTCGACCATCGCGTTATGTCGCTGACCGTTGATGCGTTACTGGACCGCACTGATGTCGCGTCGCATCTGAGCGATGAGGAACAAGCGCCCGAGGGGTATGCGTTGGCAGCAAACGGTGTGTTGACGCAACGCGACAAAGAAGGCTTTCTTCCGGTGATGCTCAAGACTTTGTATGCGGAGCGTATTCGCTTCAAGAATCTGGCGACAGAGACGAAGAAGCGGCGGGAGTTACTCGCGAAGGATGACCCACAGTATGCGGTGCTGACGCGGCAGATTGCGGCGTATCACAATCAGCAGTTGGTGCGGAAGGTGAACCTGAACAGTTTGTATGGCGCGATTGGGTCAAACTATTTTCGCTATTATGATATGGATATGGCTGAAGCGGTGACGCTCACGGGGCAGTTTGTGATTCGTGATGTGGCGAACGCTGTCAATGCCTATCTCAATAAGCTGTTTAAGACATCCAAGGATTATGTTATCGCGTCGGATACCGATTCCATCTACGTGTGCCTGGAGCGCGTTGTGGATAAATATAAAGAGCATAAACCGACGGCGACGATGAGTCACTGTGTGACGATGCTCGACCAGTTCTGTGCGGGCCGCATCGAGCCGGTGTTGGTGAAATCATTCACGTCGATTGCGGAGTACCTGCACGTCGCCGTGCCCTGTCTCACAATGACCCGCGAAGTGATTGCGAACAAGGGCGTCTGGACGGCGAAGAAGCGATACATTCTCAACGTGTGTGACAATGAGGGCGTGACCTACCAAGAGCCGAAGCTCAAGATTATGGGCATCGAGGCGGTCAAGAGCAGCACACCCGCCGTGTGTCGAGAGATGATTACCGATGTGCTAAAACTGTTTATGAACCAGACACAAGAAGACGTTTGGGCATATATCAAGGCGCAGCGAGATGTGTTCGACCGCGCAAAGTTTGAGGATATCGCATTCCCACGGTCCGTGAATGGGTTGGAGAAGTATAATCTAGAAAGTCTCACCACCGGGGAGCAAAAGGGCTGCCCAATTCAGGTGAAAGGTGCCCTGGTCTACAACAAACAAATCGCCGGGATGGCGAAGTATGAGCGTATCCGCGATGGGCAGAAGATTCGCTTTGCGTATCTGCGAGAACCGAATCGCTTTCAAACGCATGTGTTAGCGGCGCCGGATGGCTGCCCTGAGTCATGGAACGTCGAGGCGATGCTGGATTACGAGACACAGTGGCAGAAGTCGTTTCTTGACCCGCTGGAGGCCATATTGAGCGCCGCGAAATGGCACGTAGAGAAACAGAACGTCTTGCCGTTCTAGAGGAGTTTACATAGTGCTTAAATCGACGCCATGGTTGCGATTCTTCTGCTTCGCCGTAGGGCTAACGCTCGCAGGCGTAGCCGCCTTCTATAGTGTAACAGGGTTAGCATATATTTTCGCCAGCGTGTTCTGGCCAGTTGTGATTATGGGGACCACGCTTGAATGTGCGAAACTTGTTGCGGCATCGTGGGTTTTCCGAACATGGCGGCAGGCACCAAAACTACTCGTCGCCTATCTGACGACCGGTGTGCTGCTGTTGATGCTCATAACTGACATCGGCATCTTTGGGTATTTGTCCCGTGCATATTTGGAACAGCAGGCGCCGCTCACATTGTTGGCGAGCAGTAATGCCGCAGTCGAGCGCGATGCTGATCTAGCCCGTCAGCAGTATGAGCGTGACGACGCGGCACTGACAGCTTTCGTTGAGGGAGATGTCGCAAACGATGTGATTGCAGAGCTAACTGCCTACGCTCGTTTGACGGGCGCCAACGGCGCAGTGGAGGTGTTGCGTTCGCAAAATGCTATCCAGCGGGAACTCCAAACGAACCTACAAGTCTCGTCGGCCGCACTCTCGGCCGCAGAACGTGCCTTCGCCGAAGTCGAACAGGAAACGCAGATTCAGAGGGTCGACGTTGGACCCCTGCTGTTCGTGGCGAAAGCCTATTATGGGAATGAAGACTTGTCCACGATGGACACCGTCGCGACAGCGTTTATCTTGTTGATATTGGTTGTGTTCGATCCTATGGCGATTGCGCTGTTGCTGGCCGCACAGACGACAAGCAAGAAAGCCCAGGCAGAAACAACGGGTGATGGCTGGGGCGGTGGGGATGATGAGAGCGGCGGCGAGAGTCGCACGATACCCTATATGCCCGATGTTGACGAGACACTCCCTGCTGAAGAGGTCGAGCCTCCGCGTGTGTCGAAGGACCATGAAAGCCCTGTTGTGAGCATTACGGCTGAAGATATCGGCACGGGTGTGCGCATCGGCGTTCCAGCGCAACACGCCTACAAGAGCGGCACGGCGCACGCTATGGGGGTGAACAACGATAGCGAGTCGGTAGACACTGCGGCGGACAAACCGATTCTTCCCACGGACACCGACACGGACACGCTGGCGAATCGTAACCTCGACGATACAATCTTTGCCCTCGACCGACCGAAGTCCCGCAAACGCCGCACCAGACACGTCCCCAAGAACTAATTGCTTGTCCCTTCTTCCTATGGTATAATATATCTATGTCCAAAAGTTTTTTCAAGACCTTCATTCATGACTTAGGTGACCCTGATACAACAGTCGCCAGCGATGGGTTGTCCTCATCCGAATTCACCGGCTACATCGATACGGGCAGTTACATTCTGAACGCCGCGGTCTCTGGCAGTCTCTACGGTGGCATACCCAACAACAAAGCAGTCGTCTTCGCTGGCGATCCCGCAACAGGCAAAACATTTTTTGCCTTGGGCATCGTCAAGAGTTTCTTGACCGACAATAAAGACGGGCATGTATTTTATTTCGACACCGAGAGTGCCGTTACGAATGAGATGCTAACTGCGCGGGGAATTGATATTACACGGGTTGCGAAATCGGAACCTGACAGCATTGAAAAGTTTCGGCATGTCGCCTACAAGACGCTCGATGCATATATGGAGTTGCCGGAGGAGAAACGATTTCCGCTGCTGATGGTATTGGACAGTCTGTCTGCACTGCCATCAAAGAAGGAAACGGAGGACATGGCGAACGATAAGAATGTGCGCGACATGTCCAAGGCGACATTGATCAAGGCCGCGTTCCGTGTGCTGCGTTTGAAGATGGCCAAAGCGAAGGTGCCGTTGATTGTTACCAATCACGTGTACTCCGTCATCGGTTCATATTTTCCAACGAAGGAGATGGCGGGAGGGCAGGGTGCCAAGTATGCGGCGGACATCATCGTGTTCTTGTCCAAGAAGAAAGACCGCGCTGTGGACAAGGAAGTCGTCGGCAATATCGTCAAGGCGCGAATGATGAAGTCACGGCTGACCAAAGAAGAGACGGTGGTGGAAACGCGCATTCTCTTCGATGGCGGGCTCGACCGCCACTACGGATTGCTGGCGTTGGCGGTTAAGCAGGGGTGCGTGAAGAAAGTCTCAACGCGGTATGAATTTCCTAATGGTGCGAAGGTCTTTGAGAAAGCGATTCTTCGCGAACCAGAGAAGTATTTCACAAAAGATATCCTCGACAGTGTGGAAGTTTATATTAAAGAACATTTCCTGTATGGGTCAACGGGGGCGCCAATTACAGACGACGAACTGGAGCTTAGTAATGACTAAAGAGAATATTCTAAATGATATTATGCCCCGCCTAATTCCTGTCGAGCGTGGGGATTCAATTCTTGGATTGGAGATTATTCGTGGTCCGTATAAAGGGGTCACGTTTTCGTTCAAGAAGTTCACGGTCATGAAAGAGCGTATGGAAAACGGCATGGTGCCGACACAATTCGAGACGATGATACACGAAGGGCCGTCGGACTTTGATCCCGACACCGCGTTTGATTCGTATTGTTCTGAAATACTTTTGTCGTGGTTGCATTTCATCTCGACCACAAATTTCGACTCACTCTTAAAATCGGATACGAAAGGCATTCATTGATGGCTGTGCTGTTGGAGCATACGATTTTGCGGCAAGTGATGTCCACGCCAGAGATGGCGGAACAGATCGCCCCGTATCTCAAAGACGAATATTTCGAGTCCCAACCGTGCGCGACCATCTATACGCTTTTTGGAGAGTTCTACGATAAGTATCGCGCCGTCCCGTCATTCGCCGCACTGCGCTTGGGGCTCGATGATGTGCGTACATTATCGGAACGCGAGGCCAAGGAAACATCCGAGACGCTTACCGAGATCGAACAGATGGACGCGATGGAGCCGTCCCAACATGCCTATCTGATTGAGCAAGCTGAAAAGTATTGTCAAGATAGGGCGTTGTATGTGGCTTTGCGGAAGAGTGTTGCGATGCTCGACAATCCGCAGGAAACACCACACGGCATTCCAGACTTGCTGCGAGATGCGTTAGCAGTCAGTTTCGATACGCATGTGGGGCACGATTTCTTTGGTGATGCCGAAACGCGGTATGAGTTTTATCACCGTGCGGAGTCGCGCATTCCATTTGACCTTGAAGTGTTCAATGGCATGACCAAGGGTGGTGTTCCCACAAAGACGCTGAACTGCGTACTTGCTGGAACGAATGTGGGTAAGTCCTTGTTCCTCGTCCATATGGCCGCCGCGTGTTTGCGGATGAGTAAGAACGTCCTCTACATCACATTGGAGATGGCGGAAGAACGTATTGCGGAACGTATCGATGCGAACATGATGAATGTGCCGATGGATGATGTTGTGGCACTCTCACACAGTCAGTACACCAGAAAGATTGAGGGGCTGCGGGCGACTTCCACGGGGAAGTTGATTATCAAGGAATATCCGACAGGTGCCGCACACGCAGGGCATTTCCGTTCGTTGCTACAGGAACTCAAGGGGAAGCAGAACTTTACGCCAGACATTCTGTTCATTGACTATCTATCCATCTGTTCTTCCGCACGGGTCAAGATGGGCAACTCGGTGAACTCTTATACCTACAACAAGTCTATCGCGGAGGAGTTGCGTGGGCTGGCAGTCGAACACAACCTCCCCATCTTCACCGCAGCACAGTTCAATCGTACCGGTCACGGACAGGCCGATCCCGGGCTGGATAAGATCAGCGAGAGTTTCGCCATCGCGCAAACCGCAGACTTTATTATCGCCCTGACCACGACGGAGGAACTAGAGCAAAGTAATCAGATTCAAGTGTACACACTGAAGAATCGTTATGGCAAACGCAATTCGTTTGAGAAGTTTCTGCTGGGCATCGATACCTCGCGGATGATGTTGTATAATCCGAGTGGAACCGCAGTCCACGGTATCTCGCTCGGTACGGCTGCCGACTCAGCGTCGCAGGAATCACCATTCGGTTCAATGTTTAGTGGCGCCTCTCGGATGCCACGACGACCACTTGCCCCCTTACGCACAGGCGGCCTGGACGAGACGGGTTCTCCCTAAATATATGGGGAGGCGTCGTTCGTGCAATTACTCACACTCCATAAAAAAATTACCGACGACGCATTGTCAATGCGTAAGGCCGTGGAAAGCGTCTTGACCCCTATGTCGCAGCAACGATATAGAGGGCCCTCCAT